CGAAGTTGAGATGAAAGGAAAGATACAGATGCGTCCTAAGATATTCGTTGTTACATCGAACGTCAAAGATTTAGGCGCACAGACATTTTCTAATGAACCAGTATCAATTTTACGACGTTTTCCCTTGATGATTAATTGTCGAGTGAAGCCCGAGTATACTATTGAGGGAACTACTATGTTAGACCCGCTAAAGGTTCCTCCTGGACTACTACCAGATGTTTGGGAGTTTGATGTTGAATATTGTGTCGGTATCGATCCTCCGCCTGGAGCTGCCCGCAAGGCTCAACAGGTGGCATATAGACCTTATATTTTCGAAGATAAAGAAGCTAGAGGATTAAGTATTTCTGAACTGGTGCGATTATGTTGCAATCAGTACAAGATCCATTCTAAGACTCAGAAGCGACTAGTCAAGAAGGCTGAGGGTATGTATGATGCTCTCCAGATTTGTTCTCAGTGTTATAAAACTCCAGATTGCTGTTATTGTGAGATGACCCCCCAAGCTTTTAGTTCAAGGGATCTAGTTGTTGATCGAGCGCAGTATTTCTACGACCATGGTATGAGATATTTCCACAGTACCCGAATACGTGCTAATAGGGTCTGGTTTATGTATAGATTATTCTGCAAGCGCAGATATCTTTTCCAGACGTTACGTTGGCCATGTTTGACGGTGCTCAGTTATGCGATCCTGATGTATTTTCAAATGGATTTCAATAATTGGCTGCCGTACTTGTTTACTCTTATTTACTTACTTTTCTGCCTATATGTGCGAATCAACGAGGAATTTAACGAGATTCTACGTTCCACGATAGAACTACCGAACTTTGGTAGATTATTGCAGGGGAGACAGGTTTATAGATTACGACAGGTGATGCTAGGAACCACTTTTTGTGGGATAGTTTACGCTGCCTGCAAATTATACAATGGTTGGAAAGAGTTTTCCGTTCAAGGCAATTTGATACCGACTAGTCAAGCTGAGGTGGAAGAGCGAGACAAGGAGGAATCCGACTGGGCCAAGGTCGTTTCAAAGCCTTTACCAACGAGCGCCCCTATGCGGACTACTACGTCAGAGCAATTAGTAGGGATTATTTCGAAGAATTTGTGTTACGTGGAAAATGTAGCATCCGGCAAGTTCATGAATATCCTGTTTTTGCGTAGTGGAGTGGCTCTCGTACCATACCATATCTTTCCAGATGGAGGTGAGGAGGAGATTATTTGTACTTTCTCCAGAGGTGATCCTAAGAAATTAGGTAGTACCTTCCGCGCCAGAATAAGTAAGACGTATACTCGTCAATTAGCTAATACCGATACGGCGGTGACTTATATAAGTGGAGCTCCCGATTTTATGGATCTCTCTGCTTATCTGTTTCCAACAAGCGTTAAGACCAACACCGAATGCCAATTTTTACGGCGTTTGAGTTGCGGTACCACCAATGTTTGTGTTGTCGGTTCTCAAATAGTTAACAACACTTATCGCTATGCCACAGCTTATGATACATATGAAGGGCTGTGTGGTGCTGTCTTACTTTCCGACTCTAAGACCAAAGGAATTATGGGTATACACATAGCGGGTGTACCAAGCTCCAAACTTGCTAAGGCTTCGATAGTCACCAAGGAATTGGTTGATAATGCGTGGCGTGAACTTAGTTTAGTAAAGGGTGTAGTTCCGATGGCAAATCAAGCTGATATGTCCGATACGATATATGATATGAAATTCTTGAATTCCGATAAAGTTCATCCGAAGAATCCTGTCAACTTCCTTCCCGTTGGAAGCAATGTTCAGGTCTTTGGTTCGTGTGTCGGCATGTCCACTTCTGTTTCCGAGGTTACTGATACTGTTATTTCCGCCGACGTGAATGCTGTTACGGGCGTATCTAATGGATTTGGTCCTCCGAAATTTAAGGGTCCTAATAACGAAGGGACCTGGTGGCCGTTCCGCGAAGCTTTGTTAAAGTGTAGTGTAACTTCACAAGGAGTTCCGGGAAATCTGCTTGAAAAATCATACCGTGATTACATTGAACCGCTGCTTGATATTGCGGCGGATCCGAAGATGGAATGGGTAAATACCAAACCATTGACGGAGTTAGAAAACGTATCCGGTAGGGATGGAATCAAATTCATCACGGCTTTGGACGCCAATACATCTGTAGGGTATCCATTATCGGGAGCCAAAAGTAAATACATGACGGATTTGACTGACGAGGAATCGATGAGCACCCATCAGTGCCCTCGTGCGCTAGATCGTATGTTCTGGGATGAAGCATATAAGATGGAGGAATTGTATGCACAGAATAAACGCGCCTATCCCATATTTAAAGCCTGTCTCAAGGATGAGGTGAAAGCTAAAACTTCTACTAAGGTTAGAGTCTTTCAATCCGCTCCTATGGCACTACAGTTGATGGTTCGGAAATACTATCTACCTGTAGCGAGATTATTAAGTGTCAACCCTATACGTTCCGAGTGCGCTGTTGGTGTAAATGCTATTGGACCCGAATGGCAGCAGCTCACAAGTAAGATTAGGAAGTATGGGAAGAAGAATATATTGGCTGGAGATTACAGTAGTTATGATTTGACTATGTCTCCTCAGTTGATGTATGCAGCCTTTGGTATCATGATTGATTTGGCAGCGAAGATGAATTATTCGGAGCGAGATTTGACTATCATGAGAGCCATGGCTTCTGATATTTGCCACCCCATGGTAGCGTATCAGGGAACCCTAATTGAATTATTAGGTTCCAATCCTTCAGGACACAACTTAACGGTTTATATTAATTCTATAGTTAATTCGTTGTTAATGCGTTGCGCTTATTTCCACATACTCGGACTCGATGCAGGACCCTTCCGTGATTTTGTTTCACTCATCACATATGGAGACGATGTCAAGAGTTCAGTTAAGGATTCCATTAAGGATAAGTTCAACCATATAACTTATGCGGCGTTTTTGAGAGACGTAGTCGGAATGGGGTTCACCATGCCCAATAAGACTGATGTACCTATACCTCTTATGGAAGACGAAGCAGCGGATTTTCTGAAGCGTAAGAATATTTATTTACCAGAACTAGGTCAATATGTTGGAGCACTAGATCAAGACTCCATCTTTAAATCATTACATTGTACCATGACTTCCAGTGCCTTGACGCCACGGCAACAAGCTGCACAGAACATAGATAACAGTTTACGGGAGTGGTATTATCATGGTCGTACAGTTTTCGAAGGTAGACTGGCTCAAATGCGAGAGGTTGCTAAGCGTACAGACTTAGTGCACTTGTGTAATTGCTTGGACTATCCTTATGATTATTGGACAACGAAGTGGTTAGAGAAATATCGACCCTTACCAGAGGGGGAGACCCGTCCCCTCCCTTTGTTGGATCTAGAGTGGCGGGGAAAAGGTGATGCACATATCGCCTCCGAGGAAGCCTATGTATAGGTACGGGAAATAAAAATGTGACTTAAATCTATGGTTACCAACGAACTTTTTGGTTACAGCTATCCCATGTAGTTCTAAAGGCTTGATTTTCGCGAACTCGACCCCCGTGTCGGACCTCTATTTAGGGGAGCTATTCGTTCGTAGTAAAATTAGCTGGGTTAGTGCAAGATTGAGTACACTCGCACAATATCCTAATCGTACTTACTACAAATCTAACTAATACCACTATGCATGTCAGCGATGCTAATAATAAAAGTAGTGTAGAACAGGTCACTACTTTCCTTGATGCTAATCCATCTTGGTCTGCTGAAGTTCCTGCCACCATGCCCCCGATGTCTACAACGTTCGACAATTCCGATGCAACCTTGAATAATTTCTTTTCGAGGCCTATTCGTATTGCTTCTTACACGTGGAACATAAATGCTGACTTATATCAACTCTTCGATCCATGGACCCTTTATTGGGAAAATGCTGTAGTGAAGAAGAAAATTGCTAATTATGCCCTTATGCGGTGTAAGATGCATATTTCTGTCAAAGTTAGTGGGGGACCCTTTCATTATGGTAGTTTGTTGATGCACTACCATCCCTTTACAATAACAGAAGAGAGAGATTACTGGTCAACCAATAGCGGTGTTCCAACTAACAAGCTGATCCAAGGCTCACAATTACCTCACCTGTATATCGATCCTACCGAAAGTGCTGGGGGAGATATGACACTACCATTCTTGTATCATAAGAATTATTTTGATTTGATTGAGAAGGAATATAGTAAAGCAGGATATTTGGTTATACAAACCTTGAATACGCTACATCATGCTAATGCCGCCAATGATCCCGTCACAGTGCAGATATATGCCTGGGCGGAAGAGGTTGAATTTGGCATTCCCACACTCTCAGAGCCTAATTACGTAGCCCAATCAGGTATTGGCTCGTCAATAAAAGCTTTTGTCGGTTCATTTAGACCCAATCAGCCAGTGCCTTCACAGGTACATCGTACGTGGGCTGGTAACCTTAGCGGTTCTGATGTTCCTGATTCTTCTGCTAAACTGTCTGTGAAATCCGACCAGAATGTGATGTCCGCTTGCGCATCCGCTGGAATGATGGATTCGGATGGTTTAAATATTGTTGCTTTAGGGAAACACGAATCTTATCTCACTTCGTTTACTTGGGAAACAGGCGATACACCGAATACGCACTTATTTTCTTTGTTGTGTAATCCCATGTTGGGGAATACTACCGTGCTGGCTGACAGAGCACGCTCGGCTATAACCCTGACACCGTCTGGTTTCGCGTCCTTACCTTTTGAATATTGGCATGGAACGATGGAAATCCGCCTCCAAGTGGTCGCCAGTAAATACCATCGAGGTAGATTGAAGATAGTGTATGATCCTAAGACAATATCCGCCCCCAGTGGTACAGCAGATAATGTGGCATACAACGCCATTATTGATCTCGCTGAGACCCGCGATATCACCTTTAAAGTCCCTTGGGGTAAAGCACGACACTGGCTTCGTGTTCTCAACCCGAGTGTTTACCCATATGGTTTTCTCCCTTTCAGTACGTCTAGAGAGTTTATACCTGATATACCAGAATTGTGTAATGGACAAGTAGGTGTTTTCGTAATAAATGAGCTGACAGCCCCTAACTCGACAGTGAACAACGATGTATCCGTTAACATCTATACCAGGATGTGTGACGATTTCTGTGTATCGAATCCGAGCTCAACAAGGTTCCAGGATTTGGTATTTCAGCCCGGACCAGCCGCTGCTTTTACTGAACAATCGACTGAGCCGCAGTTTGTTGAACAAGCCGATATGAGTAATGCTTCTTCACAGACTGATGCCCCAATGTCAACCAGTCCGTCAATGGACTTAGGGGGCATTAAAAATAGTACAGACCACTTTTCCGCCATTTACCCGGGTGAGAACGTTACTTCTTTATATGATTTACTGAGGAGATACAATTATCACACTACGGTCGGACAAGTTGCCACGACAAATGGTAATTTGCGAGTGGTACAAAACGCTTTCCCTTACTTCCGTGGTGCTCCACCCGACGCCATTGGAAGAACTTCTAGTAACCAGCCGTATAATTTCTGCCAAACTACTATGCTGAATTATTGTGCTGCTGCGTTTATGGGGTATAAAGGATCTATAAGATGGAAAGTCGTTCCTGATACTATTAGCAATAATAACCAAG